GCTACTGGTGTGCCAGGAGCTTGCCAAGGCGAGCCGGGAACAGAGTACGCCGGTGTTCTTCGACATTGTGAATCCGACCACGACCACGTTTGAGTTCCGCACCTACACCGGGCAGCGGGGCATTGATCGCACCTGGCCCGACGGCCTCAACCCGGTGCTGTTATCTGCCGAGATGGGCAACTTGCGGGATCCCAGCTACGAACAGGACTGGCGCGATGAATGGACGCTGGTCTATGCCGCCGGGCAGGGCGAGGAGGCCGAGCGCGAGGTGGTCGAGGTATTTGACGCCGGGCGCATCGCGGGCTCGATATTCAATCGGCGCGAAGCCCTCTTTGATGGACGCACCTATTCTGCTACCGACGCCCTGACCGATGGTGGCAATACCCGGCTGCGCGAAGGGCTGCCGATCAAACGATTCCAGGCAACGCTCCAAGATACTGAGGCATTCAGGTTTCAGCTTGATTGGGACTTCGGCGACAAGCTCACGGCTGAATACGTGGGCGAGCGGTTTGACGTGGACGTGGCCGCCGTGATGGGCACGGTGGATGGGTTGGGCGGTGAGGTCGTGGAAGCTCGGCTCGATAATGCGGAGCAATGAGAGGGGGAGCCTGTGCCAATCAGCCGTGAACTAATGCAGACCGTCAACGCCCTCCGCCGCCGCATCGAAGCCCTGGAATCCCAAGAGCGCGGCCCCCGCAACAACTTCACGGCTGCCGTCGCGCCTGGGGTGAACGACGACATCGATCTCGGCTACAAGCCCGGCTCCCTCTGGGTGGACCAGACGGCTGACAACTCCTATCAATGCCAGGACAATACGAACGGCGCTGCTGTCTGGGCGCAGATAGATTAGGGCACGAATAGGGCACGGATTCGGGCAATTGCGCATCGGCATAGGCTGGTGCGCTTTTGATTCTCGTGCAATCTCGACGGCTTTTTGATGCCTCTTTGTGACTCCCGAACCTTAACGATATAGGCCATTTCTGTACAAAAGAGGACCAACCGCTTGACAGTGTCCTACATTGTGGTACACTAGAGTCAGGTTAGAGAGGGACAGCAGACAGGAAAGGAGATAGAAATGATACACACAGAGACAGCATACAAGAGGAACGACAGATATTTCGAGACGGTGATGGTGGACGCGGTTCGCAAGGGTCGGGTAGAGTATCGGGAGATTCGGCACTGGAACTATGGGGTTCCTCTAGTAGATGGCACCCGACGCAGTATGGCAATCACCAAGTTCGAGGGCCTCTTCGACGAAATCGAATGGGTGATGTGCTAGTATGCCCAGGCCAGAATACTTCCCAGCGCTGCGCCGCAACCCGAGGCGTGAACGACAGATAGCCGAGATCGCCCGCAGGATCGGGGCCGAGGATGAGTTCGCCAGCGTGATTGATTACGCGCTGGCATTGGCGATGAAAGAGAGCGAGATGATCACAGTTGTGTCGTCCACGGTGGAGCCTGTGCAAATCAATATCGAAACCGCACGGGCGTCAATAACGCAGGGCTATCAAGTACGCCTCGTTCTTGAGGCCAACGACAGGCAGATTGAATATATCCCGCCTGGTGTGTGCGTGACAGAATTTCAGTCGGAAGACTGGTGCCAATCCTACGTCGAGAAACATGCGCCCGAGGTTGGTGCCCGCCTGACGCCAGGCGAGTTGTATCAGATTCTCCAGGTGCGTAAGCCCATCGAGGAGCTCGGGCTGACTGTCCCGACGCGATTCCGACCCGTGCAATGAGAGCGGTCCTTCGTCTGGAGATCATCGGCGACAATTGGCATCAATATCGTCGTATGCTAGATGCTGGGAAGCTCGGTCGCACGCATTTCAGGGACGATATTCGGGCTATTCGCTATGGCCGTCGGCAGTTGCGCCCCTGGGTGGCGCGACTAATTGGGGTTGATAATTGCGGCTTTCAGAGAGAGTTCATTACAGGTATGCGGGACTATTCGCTTGCCAGGGGAATCGGGTTGCGTGGTATCTATGAATACTTTGCGCTCAAACCAGGGGTCTATGAGGTCAATGAATGCGTCAGGCTCGGATATGCGCGGCGATATTTTATTCGCGTGGACAACCTCGACATCATTGAAGTGCCACGCACTGAGGTTCTAGAATGCTTGAAAAGCGACGACTAGGGATCAACGTACTCGAGGCGGCACGACAGCGCATCGCCTGGGCGTTCGATACATTCCCGCGCGTCTATACCAGTTTCAGCGGCGGGAAAGACAGCACGGTGATGCTGCATCTGGTGATGGATGAGGCCATCAAGCGCGGGCGCAAAGTTGGTGTGCTCTATATCGACTTCGAGGCCCAGTATCGCGCCAGCATCGAGCACGTACAGGAGATGTATGACCTCTATGCGCCATACATCGAGCCGTACTGGGTGGCGCTCCCGATTCATCTTCGTAATGCCGTGTCGATGTACGAGCATCACTGGGTCTGTTGGGAGCCAGGACGGGAGACTGACTGGGTGCGGCAACCATCGCCCACATCGATCACCGATCAGGGCTATTTCCCGTTCTATCGTTACGCGATGGAGTTTGAGGAGTTCGTGCCAGAGTTCGGCCACTGGTATGCACAGGGGCAATGGTGCGCTTGCTTCGTAGGCATACGGACGGCGGAAAGCCTGAACCGCTGGCGCACCATCGCGGGGCATGGGACGAAATTCGAGGGCCGCAACTGGACGAACTATGTCGGGCAAACCCTATGGAACATCTATCCGATCTACGACTGGACGGCGCAGGATGATTGGGTCTACTGTGGCAAGTTCGGAAAGCCATACAATCGCATCTATGACCTGATGCACCAAGCAGGGCTATCTGTTCATCAGCAGCGACTGTGCCAACCATATGGTGATGACCAGCGCAAAGGGTTATGGCTGTTTCACATCCTGGAACCCGAGACCTGGGGCAAGATTGTAGCTCGCGTCAATGGCGCAAACAGCGGGGCCCTATATGCCCAGGAAAGCGGCAACATACTGGGCAATCTCAAAATCACGCGACCAGAGGGACATACCTGGGAGAGCTTCGCTATGCTTCTATTGGATAGCCTCCCCGATACAACGCAGGAGCATTTCAAAAACAAGATCGCTGTCTTTATTCATTGGTGGCAAGATAAAGGCTATTCAGGAATACCAGACGAAGCGGACCCAAAGGAGGAAGCGGCGCGGCAGGTTCCGAGTTGGCGGCGCATCTGTAAGTCACTGCTGCGCAACGATTACTGGTGCAAAGGGCTCTCATTCACTCAACACAAGAGCGGGGCATACGCGAAATACCAGAAGATCATGCGGAAAAGGAGACAACAATGGGGAATCTTTCCCTACTCGGAGTAGGCATCATCAACCAGGCTCGCCAACTATGCCAGGAAATTGAAGCAATCCCCGAGGAGTTAGAACGAGTTGAAATAATCAACGAGGTCAAGAAGGCGCTCAATAGCGTGAGCCCAATGAAAAATGAGCCTGTCGATTGCGTACTTTGGGTGCCCAGCGACATTGTGGAAGCCAACGACTATAACCCGAATGTGGTGGCCCCGCCAGAAATGCGCCTCTTGGAGCACAGCATCGAGATGGACGGATTCACGCAACCCATTGTCACGTTTCCTGTCGATGGACATAGAGAGGTTGTGGACGGATTCCACCGCAATCTTGTAGCGAAGAGAAGACGCAGGATTCGCAAACGCCTACACGGCCTTCTACCAGTCACGACGATCAAATCGGAACGGCAGAGCCGTGAGGACCGCATCGCGGCGACAATTCGCCACAATCGCGCGCGAGGTCGCCACCAGGTAACAGATATGAGCGAGATTGTAGTTGAGCTATCCCGCCGCAATTGGAGCAATACGAAGATCGGGCGCGAGCTCGGAATGGACCCCGATGAAGTCCTACGCCTGAAACAGATCAGTGGTCTTGCAGAACTCTTCTCCGATCAAGACTTCTCCGAGGCATGGGAGATAGAGATTACGGACTAGCTGGAAGCGCTCCCCCCTATTGACAATCAATGCCTTATAGTGTATAATGTAAACAAGAATCTGAAATGAACCCGCCTGACGGCATGACATTCATCGCGCACATCACGGTACAGGGCCGCAAGGTTCCCGTCTACGGCGCGCCCGGCTGGCGAGAGAAGGCAAACCGATTGCTGTGGGACATATACCAAGCGAAACAAGAAATGGAGGCCGCGAATGCCGGAGACGCAGACGGAAGTTCCTGACGTTGTAGTCATCAGCCCCTACGACAGC